AAGTTTATCTAAATCAGAAAGTCCATCTATTATTAGATAATCATACTTTCCTTTTGATTTTAAAAGTTCATTTCTGTATTCTATATATTTTATATAGGCTTGTTCAAAAGAAGTTTCATTGTTCTCGTATATACTTATTTTTCTAGCAGATATAAATTCATAACCGCCTTTTTCTAAGTCAAATACTAAAGCATTCTTTTCTCTTGAAAAAGCCCCTAGAATAGTTCCTTTACCCATTTTTGGGATAGAAGTAATAGCAAGGTCTCTAGGATTAACACTTGTTACTTCCGTTATTTGATCTGGTAACATATTATTTGATTTCATTTTTTAGGGGTTTATTAGTGATAGGGCTAAATCTTTGTTATAATTCAAAAATACGAAGAGTATATCAATTTTCCAAATTATACTTCTCATCTCTACTTCTATTTACATAATTTTCATAATTATTTTTTACACCCCCCATATTTGCTGGTTTTGGGAGTTCTTCAAAGTGTGGTACACCTCTTGCAAAATACATACCTAATCTACCTGATAAGCCAGATAAACGATCCTTAAGAAACCTAACACTTCGATAATTATCTTGTAAAAAATTAATATCATAGCCTTGATGAACTTCTATATCGTATCTAAATGGTGCAAATATGCCTAAAATTACATCTGCTGAACGCTGAGTGGTTTTACAATCTGCTAAGTCTGCTAAAGTAGGTTCTAATTTAATTTCTACCAGACTACCTTTAGAAGTAAATAATTGAGCCTCACTATTAGCAGCTTGCTGTTGAATGGGTACAAAAATTAAATTATATCGTTTACAGAAAATCTCTAATCCATAATGATCAACAAAGAAAGCAAGAGTTTCTCTTAAATCATGGTAAACACCATGAATTGTCTCTGTGTGAAGTAATGAAATATGATCTATTACTATAAAGTAAAAAGTATCAGTAGAATGCTGGTAATAAAGTGGATATTTTCTTTCATCTCGTTCCTCGTAGATTATTTTACCTTTGGTTGAATCTTCAAAATATCGTTCTATATATTTTTTAATTCCCGTTGGGTTAGAAATATAATCAATAACTTCTACATGGTTTTCAAAGAATTTTAAAAAATCTGATTTGTTCGCATCTTTAATCCAACCAAGAATCTCTTTAGGGATAGCATAATCACCAAAACTAAGCATCATTTCAGGTGTTATAATTTTCTTATGAGTATAATAGATACAAATAGATAAAGCCTCTAAATATAGTTTTTCTTTAGATTCTTCAAGAGCAAACCAAAAAATCTTAATATTAAATGGATTCTGTTTCCACTTAATATAATTAGAAACGATAGTTAACCATTTAGTAAATTTAGACTTAGCTATACCTGAGGAAGCAGTTATAAGATACATTTTACCTTTAACCCAACCTGGATAATTGTACTCTTTAGTGAGTCTTTCTAAATTCCAAGGAATAGAATTAAATCTACCATCTAATCGGTTCTGTCTATTTTCTTCAATTTTCTTGTATATTTCTTCAAACTTCATTATAAATTCTCTCCAAAACGATTCTCCTGTTTGTTGTTTTCTCCGTCTTTAAGATAAGTTTCACACCAAGTTGCAAGATCGGAGGTTTCTGAACCTTTTTCGGTTCGTTTATAAATGAAATAATGAGCTTGTCTAATATATTGTGGTGAACCTTGTTTTCTCCAATGATTTATATACATATCAGTAGCTTTTAGGATGGTTTCAGTGTCAAAATTATACTCTCTTATAAATCGAGACATCTTTTCTCCCACCTGTTTAACAGAACTAGTCTTACCGACTATTCCAATATTTTTACGAGAAAACTTTTCAATAAATTGATTAAGCCAATTTAAATCTGTAACTAAAGCGAGTGCTTCATCTATGTCAACTATTTTTAAAGCTTTTGGTGTCCAAAACCATTCATTTTCTCTTTTTACCAGCAGCCCTATATCTATCCACTCTTCCAATTTTCTTTCTTTTTGTAGAAGTTTCCATAGTACTTCGTAAAACGTCGATTTCATTTTCTATCTCTTTTGCTTTTCGGAGGGTATCAAAATTACGCAAATAAAGCATACGTGTCAAGTGTTCTTGATCAGTTTCTTCAATTTTTTCAGTTTCTACTTCATTATAATAGGAATATAGATTAAGTTTCTTCATAATTATCAATTATTGTATAAGGTTTTTGTGGGTTTTCAGACATCTCTTCTAATTGTAGAAGAGACATCTGTTGACCATTGATTTCAGACTTTATATAAAAAGTAAGAGAAGGATGATACATACATTCTTGATAGTAAAGTTCTAAAGCTTGCTTTGCAGAAAGATTTTTATATAAAGTGCAACCATCCATCATAAAGGTGAATGTATGTAATAATTTGTCTTGCATAATTTATTTGTTTAAGTAAATTGTAATTGTTCTTTTTATTAATTTTAACTAAAGGGCTTTGGTTGTATCCAAGTAATATTTTCATTACTGTAATAATCTAGTCCTTTACGAGTCCATACTATATCTCTTGTTTGATTAAGGCATATAATATGAAGTTCTGCTTTTTCTCCTTCTAAGAAATTGAGAGTTCTTCCTATTCTTTGTGCTGCTTTCGAACTTGAAGCGTAAGTATGGAGTAAAACTGCTCTGTTTAAGTTAGGAAAAGTTATACCAGAGTTTAATTGATTTACAGTAGCCAGAAAATTAATTTCTGCTTCATTAAACATTCTTAAATTCTCTTTATTTATTTCATTAGAATTTTTAGAATGATAACTATAACGACAAATTTCATTACATTGTTGAATAGTCTCGACAAATACAAGACATCTATCAAATTCTGTTAATAATTCTCTTAGTTTAATCCACTTAGTAGGACTATTAGCTATACTTTTAATTAGTTTAAGCATCATAGGGAAGCTTTCATCTGATTTAGATTCAAAGAAGTTTATCTTTGCTTTTTCACTCCATACTCCACCAGATTTTTTAGAGATATTTCTAACCTCTGAAGGGTTTATTAAATGAACATAAATATGATAAGGTTTATTTAAAATCCCAGTAGTTTCATCAATGGTTCTTTTGTATCTAATAGGAGCAAAAGTTTCAATAAAGAATCTTTTTCTGGTTCCTTTACGGGGAATAGTACCTGTTAAACCGTTAAGAATTTTGGGACGATTCTGATAAATAAATTGCCATTTAGCTTCTGAGAGTTGATCTATTTCATCAATTATTATTATATCATATTTTTTTAAATCTTGTTTATTTAAACTAGCAAAAGTGGTAAAAGTGACATGGCTTATATCAAAATTGAATTTTTCCGCATCACTTTTCCACGCTTCTACAATGGATTTATTAGGATAAGCCACTAAAACTTCTTTATAGTAGTCAGCTAGTTTTAATCCTATGACAGTTTTACCAGATCTCATAGGTAAAATAGCAGTACCACTCCTTGCTTTTAAAGATTCGAAAGCTTCTTCTTGGTATTCTGATCTTATTTCGTTATTCATTTTTAAAATTTAAAATAAAGTTTTTTAGAAATAAAGTATTTATTAGGAATATTAGAATTACTAATTAATTTTTTATTGTGTATTCATTTTTTAAATATATACTTATTAACTTTCTGCTACCAATAATGTCTGATATTCTTTTTCTGTTAAATGTCTAATCGAATTACTTCTTTTTTCATTCTCTTTACTTCTTTTAATAAGAATACAATCACCTTGTCGAATAATTTTATCAATTTTACCCTCTTGAACGTCTGTTTGAATTGTCCACGCAATTGCTTGAATAGGGGTAATCTTACTACCAAAATCCTCTTTATACTTAAACCACCCGTCTTTGTTGTTAGTAAAATAAACACTTCGGGCATCTATCCAAATAAGATACTCTCTATCTGTTGAAGTGTCTTTACATTGAACATAGTGAAAGTTTCCCTCACCCCTATCCTGTAGTCCAAGTGATTGAGCACTTACTTCAAACAACTTATAGGTGTCCTCAAACTTGATAGTTTCCAACTTACCATCTGATTTTACAAAAGTAGTTTTCTTTTTAAGTGTCTGTGAGCCTATTATTTTTGGTTTTATTTCCTTTATTAAATTTTCCAGTCCTAAGCAACCGATAGCGATTCTTCTTTGTTCTATATTAGAGATTTCAGAAGCGATTTCTTTAAAAGTGATAGGAACTATATCGTCCCATATTTCTGGTTGATTAAACCATTTAGGACACTCCATATATTTTTTCTTTAATAACCTACAACCTAAGTTGTAATTGAACTCTGTGTTACTGATTATTATGTACATTGCTTTTAGATTTTAAGATTAGTCATTAGATTCTTCTGTATAACAGAACCTTGCATTTACATTAACAATAAGTTTACCTTCTTCCAACTCTATATCACTATGGAAACTTCTACTCTCTTCCGTCTCATCACCTCTACCCTCTATTATAAACTCATGTGATAGTTTTTCTATTCTTTCTATTAACTCATTAAGGGTTTGGGATTCTTCATCTGTGATAACGCAGTCATTTTGGTAGTTTATATTGGATTCGTTATCCCATACTCTACCATTTATATTACTTACCTTCTTCAACACATCACTTTCTTTATCACTCAACTCAACATACATAGTATCTGTAAAAGTTTCTTCCCATTCAGCCACCGCTTGTTTGTCATACGAGAAGTATGGTTCATCATCATCTTCGTCAAGTGTAATAGTTACAGAACCATATTCACCCATATAGTATCCGTCAGAGTTCACATAAAACTCAACTCTCTTAAACACTTCATCTTCAAAAAAATCTTTTAGTTCTTTACATTCAATTT